CTATTGATGACCGCGTCATAAAAGCCCTCTCCCACAAGGAGCATACACAGACGGCACTTATTGATGCCGTAAAAGCGGACTTGAAAAAATAAGACAATCTACGACAATCCGTGCCAATCCGAGGAAATCAAAATATCGGAGGTACGAATATGAACCCTTATCAGGCATTAGCCAACGCCATTGTAGAACTGGCCGTAAAAGACTACAAAAAAGCTCTCAAAGCCCACAGAAAGCATCCCCACAACAAGGAATACGTAGACGAGGTCAGAAGCCTTGAGCGTTTCTTCCGTTCCGGCTGGTACGGAACACTGACAGACCTTGATGGTGAATACCTTATTAACGGTGTCCGCCGAATGGTTCTCCAGGAGGTGGCGTGATGACAGCAAAAGAATATCTGTCCCAAGCATACCGCCTCGACCAACGTATCGATGCGAAGATTGCCCAGGTGGCTTCTCTCAACGACCTTGCCACCAAATGTACCGCTACCTTAACTGGTATGCCGAGAAACCCCAACCGTGGTAGTTCCACTATGGCAGATGCCGTGTGCAAGATTATCGACCTGCAAGAAGAAATCAACAGAGACATCGACTCCCTGGTGGAACTGAAGCGTGAAATCGTGAGTGTCATCAAAGCCGTGGAAAACACCGAGTACCAAATCCTTCTGGAGAAGCGTTACCTCTGTTTCCACACTTGGGAGCAGATTGGTGTGGATATGGGCTACAATGTCCGCCACCTTTACCGCATCCACGAAGAAGCATTGGAAAAAGTGCAACTTCCTGCATCTTGTCACTAAATGTCACTGTTTGTCATAGCCCCTCTTGTGGTATGATATAATTGGCGAAAGAGAATAAAGGACAGCCTCATGGGAGCAATCCCGTGGGGCTTTTCTTATGCCCACAGAAAGGAGGACTTGTATGGGCTACCGTAAAGTCGGCTATATGGAACAGCTATGGTACATCCTCAAATACAAAGTGCGAGAACTCTTCCGCAGGAGGTGAACCAATGCCAAGAAAGCCGAAACGACCGTGTTCCTATCCCGGCTGTCCAAAACTAACAGACGGAAGGTTCTGTGAGGAACACGCAAAGGCTGAAGCCAAACGCTACGAGAAGTATGACCGAGACCCGGCTGTACGCCGTAGGTACGGCAGAGCCTGGAAACGCATCCGTGACAGCTATGTGGAGCAACACCCTCTCTGCGAGGTGTGTCAGCAGCACGGCAGACTTGTACCGACAGAAGAAGTACATCACAAGCTACCGCTTGCTGATGGAGGCACTCACGCAAGAGATAATTTAATTGCTTTGTGTAAAGCCTGTCACGCAAAAATCCACGCCGAGCGTGGTGACCGTTGGCACAACCAGTGAGGTTGTGTTTTTTTCATTGTGCCGCCCCGCCCCCCGGTGGGGGTATCAAAATCTCTACGACTAAATAATCGTGCAACGGGCGTGGGGCTTCGTGTGAAAAAACGGGAAATCAAACGGGGTATTAACCCCAGGAGGTGAAATTTATGGCAAAAGACGGAACTGCACGAGGTGGTTCCAGGGTCGGCTCGGGTAGAAAACCCAAGGCTTTAGTCGACAAAATCGCAGACGGAAGGCTTGAAAACGCTATGATTCTGCCCGCACCTGTGGACTTTGAAGGTGTGGAAGTTCCGCCTGTAAAGGAGTATTTGAAGGCAAAACAGAAAAACGGCAAGGATTTCTGTGCCGAAGAGGTCTATCGTGACACCTACGCTTGGCTGAAGGCTCGTAACTGCGAACAGTTAGTAAACAACCAGCTTATCGAGCAATACGCAATGAGTGTCAGTCGTTGGATTCAGTGTGAGGAATGCATTTCTGAATACGGCTTCCTTGCAAAGCATCCCACAACCGGCAATGCAATCGCATCACCTTACGTTGCGATGAGCCAAACCTATATGAAGCAAGTCAACCAGGTTTGGTATCAAATCTATCAAATCGTTAAAGAAAACTGTTCTGTGGAGTATGGCGGAGCCTCTCCCCAGGACGATCTCATGGAGCGGTTACTTACTGCTCGGAAAGGAAAATGATATGTTTGAAAAAGTAAATCCCGCCCACCCGGATAAGGTGGCTGACAGAATTGCCGGAGCAATCGTTGACCTGGCATACGCTGTTCAAGAAAACCCCAAGGTTGCTGTTGAGGTTCTTATCGGCCACGGCACCTGCCACGCTATCATCGAAACCTCTGCTCCCATTGATAGGGCTGATGTTGCAAAGGCAATCGTCCGTATCGGTGGTAACCTTATGTGCAATATCGTAATCGTACCCCAGGATGCACACCTTGCTCGTAACCAGGCTGACAGTATCCGCTGCGGTGATAACGGCATCTTCAAAGGTGTGCCGGTTACCGATGAGCAGAAAGCACTTGTGGCAATCGCAAAGGACATCTACAAACGCTTCCCCTTCGATGGGAAGTACATTGTCAATGAGGCAGACCTCATAATTTGCCAGAGCAATGCTGCAACCGCAGACCTCAAGTCCTTATATCCCAACGGTCAAATCAACCCCCTCGGTGATTGGACGGGTGGCACGGATGTTGACACTGGTGCTACCAACCGCAAGCTGGGCAGCGATATGGCTGACTCCGTTACTGGCGGTGGTCTGCACGGCAAGGATCTGTCCAAAGCAGACGTCAGCGTGAATATCTATGCTTTCCTGGAAGCACAGAGAACCGGCAAGCCTGTCGAACTGTTCTGCGCCATCGGTGATGAAACTGTGGACGGTATCCCTTACGAAGAAATCGTGGAAACGGCAAGAGCCTACATTAAGTCGGTTGGCGGCTTTGAGGCATTTGCCGAGTGGGGTCTCGTATGCTGATTGAAAAGAAAAACACAGCGGACTTACTGCCTGCCGATTACAACCCCCGTAAAGACCTAAAGCCCGGTGATGCGGAATATGAAAAGCTGAAACGCTCCATTGAGCAGTTCGGCTATGTCGAACCCGTCATTTGGAACAAGACCACGGGGCGCGTTGTCGGTGGCCATCAGCGTTTGAAGGTGCTGATGGATATGGGCATCACCGAAGTCGAGTGCGTTGTTGTGGAAATGGATGAGAGTCAAGAAAAGGCTCTCAACATTGCCCTCAACAAAATCAGCGGTGATTGGGACAAGGATAAACTTGCTCTGCTCATCGCAGACCTCCAGGGTGCTGACTTCGATGTTTCCCTTACTGGTTTTGAGCCTGCCGAAATCGATGACCTCTTTAAGGATACCCTCAAGGACGGTATCAAAGATGACGAGTTCGATGTTGATACGGAACTTCAGAAGCCTACCTTCTCCAAGGCGGGTGATGTTTGGTCCCTTGGCAGACACCGCCTCGTTTGCGGTGACAGCACCAAGGAAGAAACCTACGATCTTCTGATGGGCGGTGTCAAAGCAAACTTGGTCATTACCGACCCGCCTTACAACGTCAACTACGAAGGCAGTGCGGGCAAAATCAAAAACGACAATATGGCTGATGAAGCCTTTTATAACTTTCTCCTGGATGCGTACACGCAGATGCACTTCGCGATGGCGGACGATGCTTCTATCTATGTGTTCCACGCAGACACCGAGGGTCTGAACTTCCGCAGGGCTTTTGCCGATGCGGGTTTTTATTTGTCCGGCTGTTGCATTTGGAAAAAGCAATCCCTGGTGCTTGGCCGTTCTCCTTATCAGTGGCAGCACGAACCCTGCCTTTATGGTTGGAAGAAAAACGGAAAGCATCAGTGGTACACCGGCAGAAAAGAGACCACCATTTGGGAGTTCGACAAACCCAAAAAGAATGGTGATCACCCCACAATGAAACCCATCCCTCTGTTGGCTTATCCCATTATGAATTCCACGATGAGCAATGCCGTGGTTCTTGACCCCTTTGGTGGCTCCGGCAGTACGCTCATCACCTGTGAACAGACCGACCGCATTTGCTACACCATTGAGTTGGACGAAAAGTTCTGCGATGTTATCGTGAAGCGGTACATTGAACAGGTCGGCTCTTCCGATGGGGTAACTGTTCAGCGTGATGGTTTGACCTACAAATACGAAGAGGTGTTCAATGAAGATAGCGGTGATTGATGCTGACCTAATTGGTCGCAAACGGCACCGCTTTCCGAACCTTGCTTGTATGAAAATCTCCGGCTACCACAAATGCCTCGGTGATGCGGTTACCCTGGTCACGGAATATCGTGCATTGGACGGATACGATAAAATCTATCTCTCCAAAGTATTCACCGATACCGAAGTGCCGGAGTGGGTTCTTGGGCTTCCCAATATCGAATATGGCGGCACGGGGTTCTTTTATGATA